TAGCACCAGATCCATTGCCACCATCAAGTCGGACAGTTGGTGTATTTAAATAATCAAATCCAGGATCCACTATTCTTACTTCTCTGAGAGAACCAGAAACTGCAGCATATCCAGTCGCACCTGTTCCAACAGCGTCTGAAATTATCAAATTAGGAACATTTATTACATCGATATTTGTTCCTTCTGATAAAACATCTATCGTTTCAATTTTTCCATATTTAATAACATCCTTCCCTTTATAGTTTAAAAGTTCAACACCATTTACGAACATACCAGTTAATCCTGGTTCTGTTTTTGTCAAAGTTCCATCATTAAGAGGTTCTGATATTTTTCTTAAAACTTTTTGTGGTTCTAATGTTTTTCCATTAAACTCAAAAGGTTTTATAACACTATTTGCAACAGTTGTTGAATTGTCTAAAGAAATAAATTTAGAATTAAAAATATCATTTCTACTTTTTGCAAACTTTACTGTTGTACCAGTAACTCTCTTTACAAAGTATAGACCATCATCAAATAGTGCAGTATCTCTAACTTTTTTAGTGACTTCATCTCCATTTTCATTAATTATAGTGGTTTCGTCTGTTGTTTGTGCTCTATAGTAGATGGCATCACCAGTATAAAAACCATGTTCTACTCCAGGAGAAATCTCAAACTCATCCCCAAGGAAAGTGCCTGAAAATTTAAATTCCCTAGAGGCAGGATTTAATGGTTGAGAGTCATAATGTGGTATTGATGGTGAGGAAATTAAATAATCTCCAGACACATTTTTATAAACATTATCAATGTCAGTGGAGTATATTTGTGCTAATGGATAAGTCCCAGAAGAGACCTTTTGAATTCTTCTTTGAATTGTGTATGTTGCGTCTACATTTAAAGCACCTTGACCTCTTATATTAAAAGAGGTTTCAGAACTTACAGATATGATTTCAGTTTCTTTTCTTAAATTATTTAAAATAATTTCTGCACTATCACCTGATCTGAATTGACTTGGTATATTTAAAGTTACTTTATATGTGTTGTTTGATGAATCTACTAATTCAATACTTTTGACTTTATAAGTTGGTGAAATATTATAAAACCATTTACTTGTTTTGATATTTTTTTCAGAAATTCCAAGATTGGTTACATTAACCTTTCCACCTTTTAAAAGATTATTAGTGTCAGATGGAATATTGAAAGAATTTAAGACAGAATTTACTCTTACTTCAATAACTTCATCTTGATCTATTGTTGATCTTCCATATGCAAACGTATTAACACCAACAACTGTTGCATCTGCAACTTCAGCATCAATATCAGTAACACCATAAAATTGCGTTAATGACTTTGATGTATATGAAGAAACTCCTACTGAATTGTCTGGATAACGGAAATACAATTCTCCAGTTGATCCAAAACCAACTGTAGAATCAACATCAAGAACTGTAGATCCTGAAGAAACTCTTCCTATAATTCTTGTAGATGGTTCTACAGTGAATTCTCCATATACTGCACCATCTACGATAACATCACGATTATATCCACCATCGATACTAAGTTTATAGAAAGTTTTTCCATAACCAACTTCTATTTTTTCTACACTAGTGATTGGTGCGTATGCTTTGTTTATTCCACTACCGAATTTGTATTCATTTTGATATAACGTTGCATTTATTAAATTCTCTGGATCACCTTCAACAGGTTCAACTACTAAACTATTAACAATTCTATATTGAGCGTTTGATGGTGAGATCAAAAAATCTCTTGGTTTTACAATTCTAACGTCCTCGTTGTATAATGCTCTGAAAAGTATTTCAAAAGAAAAATCAGTTCCTTTGCTTCTGTAAAAATCTTTAGATTGTTTTACAAATAAATTTTGATTCAATTCAGGTTTAAGACTTCTGCCTTCTAAACCGGGTAAAAATTGATATTTTGCCTTCGTTAAAAATTCTTTTAAAAATAAACAACTTAAGTTTGTTATGACTGCTTGATCAAGATGATCGTCAGAGTCACTTTCACTGAATACAACTTCTTCCTTGTTTAGTTCACTTCTGTAAGAAGTTATTCCAACAAAACCTCTAACACATCCTGTGAACGAAAAATCAGTCTTTCCAGTATAAGTTATTACCTCATCATTAATTTTTAAAAGTCCATAGGAATCAGGAAATCCTGTAGTTCCTGTTGGAGACTTTCCTGGGTCTACATTAATTGTTGTTGCATCAAAATCAAGATCTCCATTTAAAATAACAGATTCAGATAAATTTGTATTATTGTCTAATTTAATATATCGATCAATGTTTTGAATTAAATCAACTGGACCACCTTGATATTCTTGTCCAAGATAATACTGTTTTAAAAGTTCAGAAATTAGTGGAAAATCCTCCCTGACATACGCAGGAAGTTGATTAGATACGATAGTGTTAAACTGTACTCTAGTTTCTGACATTTTATGAATTTATCTTCTGTTAGTTAGTTTTAATATTAGTATCCAGATCCACCGCCAGATCCACCTGAGGACCCTCCAGACGAACCTGTGGAACCTGTAGAACCTGTTGATGCCCCACTAGTGGAAATAGATGTTCTTGTGCCTCCAGTGACACCTGAGGTCTGTGCAGTAACTCTAGATCCAGATGCTCTAGTGACCGTTGCTGTGTCAGGTCCACCGGAACGGACTAGATTTCCATTTGAGTAACTAGAAGACACAATATACGTAGAAGAGGAAGGATCTAATCCAGACGAAACATCGTCAACAACAGGTTCAAACAAACTGCTACTAGTATCTAGTTGCAAATAAAGATCCTGTAATCCGATAACATCATTTGAATGAGGTATCGCAGAAAGTTCTAAAATTGGTTGCCCATCCTTTGTTTTTGCCCCTGTTATGTTTACAGGATTTATCGTTATAACTCCACTATCGTAATTAATAAATCCAGTGTTTCTCCTTACGATATTTGGTGATTGTGATCCAGGAGTTGGTAAAGTAAAGAAGAAGAGTGTTCCAGTTCTTCTGTTCGTGTCTGGAATATCTGAAACATATACGACCTCTTGTATTCCGGCAACAGTAAATCCACTTGACTTTATATTATAACCACTCATTGATTTAATATGGAATTGATTTCCAAATCCGATTTGATACTCTACAAATGTATCTAAAGTTAATCTTAAATCTCTTCTAATTGCAATTGTAGTGATGTTCGAGGTTATTGAATCATGACCATCATCAATTAACTTAAGCAATTTACTATACTTTAGTCGAGCACCATACTTATTCAATTCAGTTGATTCTGCATACTTATTGACGTTGTTTTGAACAATACTAGAGACAAAAGTTGATGAGGGAGCTAAATTAGTGTTATAATAAATTTTACTGCTAACTTCAACATACAAATACTTAAGATCAAGTAGTTCTGGAACGATTCCAGCCACAGAATACTTTTTCAGTTTCTTCTTAATATTTTCTTTGATAAGATTTGGAATAAAATCACCAAATCTTGGTTTAATGCTAATGAAAACTTTTCCATACTGAGGAGGGACTAACTCTTCACCACCAAAAACAGATATTGACTCAGTTTCTGGATAAATTTGTGTAGGAATTAGGGATTCATAATCATTTGCAGTTAATGCTCTGTTTTGAGAGGCATAAATTCTTGGTGCAAACTTTTTAATTGACTCCACACTTTCAATTTGCTCACCACCTCTTGCACTAAGTCCAGTTGTTACTAAAGAGATACCTGACGTAACAACATACTCTTGATTATTTCTTGAAAAGACTAACCTTCCTGCAAAACTGAATTGTCCAACTCCATTTGCAGAGTCACCATTTGATGCAATGTAATCTACACTTACATAATTGTTATCTTCAAGTTTTCTACCAAAAAGACCATCACCAAAAATTACTTCATACCTTTCATCATCTGCCTCTTGAAGGTAATAAACAGTTGAATCAGGTTTTACTTCAAATAAACTATCTTGACGACTATATTTTACACTTCTGGACGATGACTGATTTGGTTTGACTCTTACAGTTAATAATTCAGTGTCAATTCCAATATTATCTAAAATAAACTTTGCATTTGGGTTTCTTGCAGTATAAGTGAAGTTAGCTGTTAGTAAACTTCCCTCATAAATTGAGACATTGTTAAATTCAGCAATTCCATCATTGACTGGAACAGTTAGATCTTCTAAAATGGAAAATACAAATGAAGAATTACCAAATCCACCTTGTGAAGTTGCTACAGGACCTTTTTTAAGGGTCAAAGTTGATGGAGTTGGACTAACATTAGAAGTATCGACGAAAAATGTGATCACTCCAGTTGCTGCTTTTCTTGATTTTGGTAAATATCCAATATTTTTTGCTAACGATACAACATTTTCTCTTAATGTTGCACTATCAATGAATACTTCACTCGCAACCATGTTTGCGTTGTATGAAGTAATATAGGTGTTATATGCCAGAACATCAAGTATTGTAGAAAGGTTAGAACCCTCAAAATCATAATCCGTGAAATTGGAGTTTTCCTTTAAATATTCTCTGAGTGTTGTTTTAACCTGGTTAAAGTCCAGATTAGTAAAATTAGCTAATGGCATTTTTTACCTTGTTGATTGCAAGACGAATTGTAATTCTTGTGCAGGAACGTCTGCTCCAATAATTTCATAAATGATGGTTACATTAAATTCATTTTGATCAAAGTTGGGTCTTACCTCAACTTCTCTCACATTTACCCTTGGTTCGTAAATTTTAAGTGAACTTTCTATTTCGTTCTTTATAATATTGGCAGAAATATCATTTATATTCTCAAAAAGTGCCTGACTGATCCTGGAACCAAAGTCTTCATCAAAAAATTTCTCACCAGGGACTGTAAAAACAATATTTCTCACTGATCGAGCAATTGCAGACTCGTTTTTAAGCGCTAATATATCACTTGTCAGAGGATGTTTCTGAAAAGTCATACTAACGTCTTTAAAACCTTGACTAACGCGCTCTAAAGGCACAAAATTACAGCAATTATAACTTATTTATCAAGGTATTTTGTGATTCTTTACTCATAAAGTGGTTCTGGATTGCTCTCATTTTCAAAAAATTCATTTTCATCAATAGAATCTTTCTTTTTAGGAGTCAGATCATCATTTGAGATCTCACGAAGCATTTTTTGATGCTGATGATTGCCCAAATTGTCCAAAAAATCGTGTTCAGTTGCCATTTTTGCCCTTTTTTGGTATTTATTGTGGATCAAGAGGACGACCCTCTTGTGATTTGTACATGTCTTCTGCTTTTTCTTCCTCAATTTTACGTTCTTTTGACGTTTTCCAGAAATATTCGTCCTCACGACCCATTCCAAGACGTTCAAAACCATTTTCAACCTGATAATATTGAGTTGAAACCTTAAAATCAGGCATTTTTGGTTCAACAGGTGTCAAACTGTTATCATAGATACGCATTCTATTGTTTGGATACAGTGCATACTGTCCATTTTCAAGTTCAATTAGGTTATGTGACTTGTGTTCTGCAGGATTTTCACTTGTTGCATAATCAACGACCTCAGGATCTTGATGATAATTGTCTATAGTACAAATATAGGTGCCTTTCTGAATACCAAAGTCTCTTGTATACAGTTCATAGTCCATAGAACCGATAAACTGCTTAGTAACTGCTACAACACCATAGTCCATACAATTCCAGAACTGTAGGTTAGGAAGGTCCATATCAGGGCTAGGAGTCTCTGGAGCAGACACAAACGCACTAATAGGTAGTTTATCATACATTGCCGCATATTCCGGCAAATACGTCTCAAAATAAAAAGTGCGTCCAGGAATCGATTTACACGATACCCAGACGCCTTTAACAAATTCACCATGACCAGATTGATGATCAGTAAGATATTCTTTTCTTACCCATACCTCTACCGAGGGGAGGTTACAAATTAAAGCAGCCATTATGTATTAATGTAACTGCCTCTATTTAACGCCCTTGTCCACGATATGGTTTCTTTGCCTTATTGCGAGACGTTGCGGGTGCATATGAGTTCTTTCCAGAACCTTGACGAGTTTTCTTCGGTTTTCCGGGGATATAACTTCCCCCTTTCATCATTGCCATAATACTTTAATTTAATACGAGAAACGAGACACGGGAGGTAATAAACCCCCCTCTGTAATAATCAAATAACCCGAGTCTTTTCGTGACCAACTCTAATACGAGGATCACACCAGATCTCAAAACCTTCTTCCTTTGCATCAAGACAGAATGAGACATCCTCACCACACATGTCCTGTACATTCCCACTCTCAAAGATTTGCATCTTAGGTGCAAACCAAGGGTATTCTAGATTCTCAAAAACACCCTTCTTGATCAGTACCCAACCAAATCCTGTATAATCAACAGTAAATGGTTTGCGTCGTTTGGAAATAGATTCGACAGTTTCGTGATTCATCACTCCACCATTCTTACGGAAATCATCTTCTTCCAACCAGTGTGCGACAGAAGTTGTGTGTCCATCTTCAGTGGCATACCATCCTGCAACGATCTCTTTCTGTTCACCTTCTGCAGGAATAGCCATATCACATAACTGCCAGAACTTGTTAGTGTCAAATACAATGTCACTATCAATCCACAGTTGGTAATCATATTCCAACTTACCATCCCATGGGATTTGCTTTGGTCCACGCAATACATTTGCTCCTAAGCACTTACAACGTGCAAAGTTAACCATAGAAGAGTAATCCTGACTAATCTGAATACTCATTCCATTCTGTACCATATCAAAGCACAGTTGTACAAAGTTCTTCAAGAAGATAAAAGAACATCCACGTCCTGGAAGGCAAAACACAATTGTCTTCCCTCGCATCCTTTCTTTAATTGCTGCAATATCCCAATCTTCTTTCTTCTTGGGTTTGGGGGCATTCGCCTTAACAGTAAATCCTTTTGCCATAAGTCTTAGAAACTTCAGTTCAATTCTATCAGTCTATATGTATAATGTCAATATGAATCCTCTCCTACGGGTTCACCCCTGTTAACCGAACTTATCTCAAGGGTGCGGGTACATTCCTCATATGATAAATCCCCCAGTTCATAGTCAGTCTTCATTAGACCAACCATTCCCTTGAGGGTTTCCCATGTATTATTAAATTGTTCCTCAGATAAGTTGTTATATAAACACTCTTTCTTTGCATAGATGTGATAAACCTTTTCCATTGGATTTTTTCCTCCGGGATTTTTTTTCTGAAAATGGAATCGTCTTTTGAATTATATATCAAGGTCGATCTGTCACCTCTGTAGGTTAGGGTAGTTAGTCGTTTTTATATACGGGGGGCAACGCGGCACGCAACGATAACAACGAACCGCATAAACACTGTCGTTTCACTGATACCCTCCTCCATCATATCACGGAGGATCACTGCTGTCAACCCCCCGCAATAAGACTGCTAAGTTATACAAACTGCCAGAGAGTTACTGTCAGCAACTGCCACAAATCACCAACGGACAGGATTACTCAGGTCCTCTACGTAACTGTCAATCACCCTCTCAGTTCCTTCCATTTCAAATAACTCCTCCCAGTTAATCTGATGCGGGTCAAAATCATCCATCACCACAATATCCAGTGTAATTCTATAACGTTGCTTCTGTGCCTGACTGTAAAGAACTGACATGATTGACTCCGTTGGTGATACTTGACTAGTATAGAATGTCTGAGAGATATTGTCAATCTTCCAATCAGTATTTATAAGGACTGCTGATATTTTTATGTTGTCAAGTCCTGGCAAAACTTATGACTGGGGTCTTGACATTTCTGCGAGTTGCTGTTAGACTGCTGCCCAAGATCACTACTCCTAGACACATTTAATTGAGAATAAAAAGACCCTCAAAGTAACTACGAAGACCCCCCAGATACACTGCTGAGTACACTTAAATCACACATTCTCAACAACGATACAAACAACGCATATACATTTAAAATAACATTTTTAATACAATCTTTTATATATGGTAATAAAAAGAGGGGGATTATTGCCCCCCTCTAAGTATCACTCTCAGAACAGAATCTCTGCGATTTCGTTCATAGTTTTCTCACTCTCAATATCAGCAACGATAACATCGAGGATCTGAAGGATTTCATCTCCAGTGTTACCAACCTTGAGCATACCAAGTGCAGTTGAACGAGTCATGATTACGAAAAGAAAGTGTTAGTTTGTTTGGTCTAATACTGGGTCTTACGTTATGAATCAGTCTCCCAATTCTATACTGCCCAGAGTGTTAAACTGTGAAGTAATTATAGAAGGGAAAGTGTTAGTAACCCCTCTATGATTACATCAGGCAAAGATGTAACCGTTAGTGAAACTTTCAGTCTTGTAAACATTTTGTCCGTTGATTGCACCAACAAACTTGTTTACATACCACTGAAAATCTTTCTGGAATACATTCTCACCATCAACACAAAAATACTCGCAAAGTGCATTGAGTCTT